CAGAGAAAAATACTTTCCTATCCAGCTTGAGGTCGGGTACCAGGGCAAATTGTACCGGGCATTTAAAGGTTCAATCAGAACAGGTGAACTGTCGCGGTCGGGCGCCACTTTCTCTAACGCGCTTGAGTGCTTTGACGGTCATCCAGATTTTACAACAGCATTCACATCGCGCACTGTGAAAGGCACAACACAGGCCGTTGACGCAATCCTTGCTGATATGCCTAATACACAGAAAGGCGCAGTAACGACGCTACAAGAAACCAGTAGGCCAAAGGTTTTGATAGGTGCTAGTTCTCATTTATTGGCAACAATTGCAGAGGGCAAGGAGTTTTATATCAAGGACGAAAAAATATTTATTCTTGGCGAGACTGACGTGCTTTCGTCTATTGCGCCGTTAGTAAGTGCAGCTACTGGATTAAAAGGCACGCCAGAACAGGACCATATTGACACAACCTTTCAAACAGTGCTTAATCCTACGTTAAAGATAGGGCATTTGTGCAAGCTTGAGAGCGTTACTAACCCTGCTGTTAATGGCGTGTACAGAATATACCAAATAGCTACAGAAGGCTCTTACAAAGGCACATGGGGCCAAACTGTTACATGCAGAAAGGCAAATAAAACTAAGGTTGTCCGATGAGACAGGAAGAAGAATACGAAACGCTTAATGCGGCTTTGGCTTTTGCTATGTCTAATTTGCATACTAATGTTGTGTGCAGAGTAACGGCTGTTAATGCTAAGACAATTAGCTGCAAGCCGGTTACTAATCGCGTTGTAAATGGCCTAAGTGTTGAGCTACCTATATTTATTGAAGTCCCGCCCGTATTTATGAATGGGGGATCGTCTTATGACGCCTACCCTATTACCGTAGGCGATAGCTGTTTACTGTGTATTGCCGAAAGATGCTTTGATGCATGGTACGGCGGGGCTGACTTTGTATCCCCCATTGAAAAACGTATGCATGATTATTCTGATGGTTTCGCAATAGTAGGAATACAGCCGGAATCAAGCGCAATTACGATACCAGCCACCGCAACAATGCAAGGTGACCGCCTAGCTTTTGGAAATTGGAGTCAGACCGGCAATTTAACCCGCGCAGGTAACGAAAATGTAACAGGTGACAGAGACCAAACCGGCGCACATACATCAACTGGCATTGTTAACTCTGACACTAAAGTCACAGCGCCTATACTTTCAGGCGTATTAACTGGCGTTGGTGGTGCTGCGCCTGTCATACCTCAGTCGCTAACAGCCACAGAGCTACACGCACAAAACGGATTCACCGGCACAAAAGTAGCTGATGGGGTATCTTTTGTTTTTGTTGATGGGATATGTATAGCATGAGTGTAAGAGCATTGGATTCAAATAATGACTGGGTTTTTGGTAGCGGACTTGCTGACTATATTGGCGAGGAGGCGGCAATAAACCAAGATTTATCAACTAGATTAAAGTCATTTAAAAACGATAATCCGTTAAACATGGATAATAATATTGATTGGATTGGCTTGCTAGGCCGCAAAGGCACAGAAGACACAATATTAAAAGAAATTGAGCGAGTAGCTTTGCAAACAGAAGGCATCACGCGCATAACCTCGTTAGAAGTAACCAAAACCGTCGACCGTGTGCAATCAATCTCATTACTGTATAATACAATTTATACTGAAAATGAGGAATTGGAGATAACCGACTTATGACATTAAAATTCGATGGCAATGGTGTGCAAACAAACACTTATGCAGAGTTATTTACACGACTAGGCGATGGTTATAAGGTTATTTATGGGCCTAATATTAATATTGCCCAGAACTCGCCAGACGGACAAAGAATAGGCATAGAAGCATTGTTACGCTTTGACATCGAGTCAGCGTTTTCACGCCTATATTCACAGATTGACCCTGACTTAAATAACGGCGACATGCAGCAAGTTATCGGTAAGTTAGCAGGCGTTTATTTGTTGCCGTCTTCTCGCTCGCAATGGGATTTAGTTCTAAATTCGGATCGCGTTAGCACCTTGCCAATTGGGTACACAATTACAGATGTAAATAATCAAAATTGGTTTTTAGATTCTGCTGTATCAGTGGTCATCGGCGTTAACAATGTTACTTTTTTATCTCAAGCATGGGGTTCTGTAGTAGGTAATTCAGCAGGCAGCTCTTTTACACAAGCAACGCCAGAGCTAGGAGTGGTATCAATAACCGCAGCAGGTAATGCCACCATAGGGCGACAGGAAGAGACAGAAGAAGCTTTTAGAGTAAGACGCAAGCGTTCAGTTGAAAATCCAGCACAGAGCACCAAAGGCGCTATTTACGCAAAGATGGCAGCTTTGGCCGGAGTGATAGACCTTCAAGTTTACGAGAACGACACAAGCGCTTATGAAGCAGATAGAGATTTAAATTCTCATACTACATGGGTGGTTATTGAAGGCGGCTCGCTTGATGATATTGGCGAGGCATTGGCAAAGAATAACCTTGGCTCTGTCAAAGGCTCCGTTGATGTAACGTATACGGACGAGCTAATAAAGCCGGACGGCACACCATTCTTTTTAATTAATGAAAGCAAAATTGACCGACCTACATTTAAAAGCTTGTACATTAGACTTACAGCAACACAACGAGTCGCAGGCTCTACCATTGACTCGGCAGCGATTAAAAATAAATTGGCATTATTTCCCGTTGAAATAGGCGTACCTGTTCCAGCCGGTGAGCTGTACGAGCAGTCATACATAGATAATTTTAACTATATTGTTAGTAATTTAGATGTGAGTTTGGACGGCAGCACATGGACCAACCAAGAAGTTTCGCCAGATTATGACGGTAAATTTACAATTGAGATTGCAAATATTACGGTGACAGAGGTGACAATTTAATGGCTAATAAACTTACTAATGAATATATATTATATTTGATAAAACAGTATTATGAAAAGCCAAAAGCAAACGCTGAAGTAAGAAATTTATTAGTAGACTGGCAGAATCAAGCGGATTTTATAGAAAACTTTGGTTTTAATTTTGATATTGATAACGCCACGGGAACTGTATTAGATTTAATTGGACGTATAGTTGGATTGTCTCGTCAAGTTGACAGTGTAGCACCCATTGTGTTCTTTGGATTTGCAAACAATACAAGCGCAAAAGGTTTTGCAAGTAAGTTTAATACGTCATTCGGGAGCGCTCCATTATCTAGTAAATTTACCCCAAATTACACGGCGTATCAATTACAAGACCCCGAATACAGAAAGTTTCTAAAAATAAAAATAGCTAAAAATACCTGTTCTCCTTTTTTAGCTTCTGATGCAAAAATAAGTTTACAGCAAGTTGTTTTTGATGCGTTTGACGGTGAGGCGTATGTTGTAGATAACAAAGACCAAACTTTAAGTTTGTACATATCACCTAACGTTAGCGTTGAAGATGTGCGATTAATTACAAATCTTGGTATACTGCCTAAGCCTATAACTTTTAACTACAAAGAAATAATTCAAGCAACGCCCGGAGCAACATTTGGGTTTAAAAATAACGCAAATGCAAAAGGTTTTGCAAGCAAATTTGACACCGCTTACATAGGCGGAATTTTAGCGAGGAAACTAATCAATGTCTAAAATAGTAAGAGCAAATGCAGACGTTAAAGCGTTTGCAAGTAACGCGACAGGCACAGAAAGAACCATATTCGGAGAGGTCACACAATCAGACTTGTTAACTGACCAATTAAGTATCGATTTTTTACGAGGATTTGGCATTGTCGGCGCAAATGAAAATCCTACGCGAGAAGATTTTAACGCACTAGGCTTCACGTCAATGCAGTTTATTGCCTATCTTCATCAAATGGGGGTTGCTGAGTGGAATGCTTTACAGCAGTACCAAATAGGCGGTATAGCAGGTCGCTCAAATGGTATTTACTTATGCAAAACAGTAGACCATATTAGCGCGACTGTTCCGGAATCTGACGCAACAAATTGGCACCCTTTATCCGTGCTGCCTGCAACAGTTACAGGGGCAACAGTTTTCACAAACTCAACTAACAACCTAGCATTAACTGGGGTTGGTAGTATTGGTCTTGAGATTGGCGATGTTATAGAAGTTACAGGAACGGCTAGCAATAATAAATTATTTACCGTCGAGGTTATTACAGACGCTAATAATATTATTGTAAATCAAGCGCATGCAGGCGGCACAACTACAAAGTCATTAGTTGATGAGACAGTTTCGTGCACTATTAAGCTCATCTCTAAGGCTAATAACGCTCAGGCAGGGATTGGGCAGGGGTGGGTAGATATAACGGCTTCTAGATCTTTGGGGGTGACGTACACAAA